GCCAATTCGCTGGTATGAATGTAGTTGTTGATTCTTCAGTTAACTCTGTAGTTCCTGGTTCAAGTGGACACATCAAGGAGTTCTACTGCTACTTAATCAAGTCTGGAACAATCCTTGAGGGTGTTCAGCAAGAC